ATCGTGTCTGTTGGCACGTTAGGATCGAGAAGATCGATCGTCATTGCATCGATGCGGATCGTTGTTTCTTGACGAGTGGCTACATAGATGTCTGCAATATCCTGCACCTGTGCATCGGTCTGGGCAATCAAGTTCTCGACGTTCATGCCGTGAGGAAAATACTTAGCGATAGAGCATGGATTGACAGATGTGACTGTAGTGCCACCGATTCGAGTCATTGAAGCGTTGTTAATGATAAGCTTGTCGTCGAAGGCGAACTTGAGATTGGCATAAGGGATGCCTGTGGTCTGATTAAACTCGATCGGTGCTGCCGCTAAAGAACTGACTACATCGGATCGATCTCTGAACTCTACTTCTCCATCTGCTCGGACATAGAAGGCGCCTTCCTCGGTGAACTCTGCTACCTGAATGGCTGACAGGCTTGATCGAGTAGTGGCTGGATCTGCCTGGACTGTCGTAGATCCTGCGTCAATGATTCTCATCGATGCTGGGAAGTCCACCTGATCTAGGATCTTATCAATGCGTGTTCCCGTTGTCTGGCCTGCGGTAGCGCTGGCAACTGTGGACACGTTAGCCATGGCGAAAAGGCGGAAGGCATCGGCGCAGTTAATATCGACATAGCCTAATTCTTCACCTACTGGGTAAGAATATTTGTAGTCTATGACATAACCTGAAAATAAGAAATTCTGTGTGGTTGGGGTAGTAGCCGCGACGCGAACCTTACGAAGTGGAGTCAGGAAGCCGAAGTATGGGCTGGCTGGATTCTGTGGGTTGAAATCGCCATTCTGATCGATCACTCGTACTGTGCAGTTGCCAGCCTCGTAGGTGTCGCGCATAATATTGCGACCCCGGCTGATCTTGATCTGGCGTGTCTGTGAGCTGAGATCGACTGTAGGAGATGCCACGGGTGAGTCGCCTAGGATCGATGTACCTAGAACGCCATTGATCGCATCACCTATGACGAAGCCGTAGCCAAAAGTAGCACCTTGGCTAAAGTCAAAAGATACAGAGATCGTTGCTGGAAGGGTCATATCGCTACTGGCGTATTCGCGAATCTACCTAGGCGATTAACATTGACGAATGATCCAGATAGCGATTGATTGGTCTGCTGTTGAGTAATAACAGCCGCTACTTCTTCTCCTGCTACTTCGACAACGACATTGATAGGGGCTGCCGATGTTGTGGCACTTACTGACTCGGCGGCTTTAACTGCCGCATCTGCCTTGTCTTGCGCGTCTAGCGCTGCTAGGACTGCCATTCTCAATTCTTCGCCTGCATCTGTGGCCTGTGATGGAATTGTCTGAGGTGCGTTGATTACTGTTTCAGGTGATACGCCTAGAGAGGCTGCTGTGTAGTTTAGAAGATCGGCAGGGATCTTCCAGTCCTCGTATGGGTTAGGCGCTTTAGGTGTGGATAGCAAGGCAAGGCGTAGTTCGTTATTGCGCTTGATTGTCGCTTCTAATTGATCAGATAACTGTGTCGCTAGGGTTGCATTGCTGTTTAGTAAAGCCTTTTGTAGAAGGAGTGATAGTCGATCTGCTTCGCTTATATTGCCTTTAAGTGCGGCCTCAATCCCGATACGCTCTAAGTCTAAAGTCTGTGAAGCCTTTGTCAGGGCGTTCTGTTTCTTAGTAGCGTCTAAGATTTTCTTCTGTAGCGCGGCTCTTTGCTTTTCAATCTTAAGTCGATTTGCTTCGATCTGGTTGCGCTTTGCCTCTGTAGGGTCGATGTAGCCAGGGCCGAGTGCAGAACTAGGATACCCACCCATGCCAGGTGTTCTAAACTCTTCACCTGTCTTGCTTACATAATCAAGACCCTTTTTAAGAATGGCTAAAGCCGAGGTGGTAGGACTTATGAGAAAGCTCTTACTTGTCAAGGCATTTTGAGTTCCAATGCCGGGCACCTTTTTAAGTTTATCGATAAGGACTGCAACGCCTACGATCGCATCTGATACATAGAGAGAAAAGTCCGACATAGATTCCGCTAAGGGCTCGACTGTGTTGCCTTCTCCAGCTAGCAAAGCGAGGGCATCGACTAGACCGCCACCGATAATCTCTTGGGCGTTATCAGCAGCCTCAGTCAATACTCGCATCTTGCCTGCGTAGGTTGTAAGTTCAGTTTCGCCTGCACCCTTAAAGGATGCTGTGAGTTTCTTTACCGCATCATCAAATTTTAGATTCTTTAGTTCTGCCTGAGTAAGGCCGAGGTTATACTTCTTAAGGCCTCTAGTCTGTCCGACATACGCGGCGGCTAGATCCTGATTGACTGTAAGAAGATCAAAGCCCGAGCCTGCCGATACATCTAAAGAAAGTTGTAAAAGTTCATTCGCCTTAGTGGCCGAGCCTGTTGATGTAATAAGTTTCTGATAAGACTCGCGTAAAATTTCACCTTGATAACCAAACTTGGCAGAAATCCTATCTAGGTTCTGTTCAATAAATGGCGTTTCAAAGGCTTGCCCTAGATTCTTGACGACCATCTCTAAGCGTCGAGCAGACTTCTCATTCTCAGCAAATGCCTTAACTGCGTTCTTGCCGTAGCGTAGGAATTGCTGTGCGCCGAAAGTAGCGCCGAGAGTAGCGCCTAAGCGCTTAACGCCTTTGTCTAAAGTGTTGGTAGCCTTGTTAGCCTGATCGAAGGCCTTCTTACCCTTGAATTCTGCAATTAACGGAATAAATAACTCAGCCATTGAAGTTTCCTCTCGCGTTAAATTTAGCGCCTGCCTTTTCTAACGCCTTCATCACTCCAGCTCTCGCTTTGCCTTGGTCTTGCTCATAAGCCTTGAACATCGCTCGGCCTGACATCTTGGCTCTGCCTGCCAAAGTGCCTTGTAAGCGTGGCGTAAAGTTGCCAGTAATACCTGACTTACGCCCGGCGGTTTCATAAATTGCACCGCCAGCAGTTTTATTGTGAATCGATACTGTAGAGATCCATCCTTGACGATTAGGCTTGGTAGGTGTCAATTTATAGCCTACGCCTCGTCGCGCTAGAGCTGCGTCATACTTAGGGAATCGACCATCCTCTGCCGTGCCTACGAAGCCAGAAGGCATCGCATCATTAGATGGCATGAATCCTCTAGCCTTTTTTACCAAAGGCTTCAAAAATCCAATCATCTCTTCACGGGTTTCTTTAGCAAGATCAGGGGCATATTGCTTTAGAGCCTTGCGCAAATGGTTAGCGCCTCTTAGCTCTGTAGGCATCGCTCTGTTCCTTTGCTCTGTCCTTCAACGCTTTCAGAATCATCTGTAACATCGAAGGATCTAGGTCGATTAAAGATTGTGGAGGGATAGCCGTTTCAATGCTCAAGCGAGCAATGAGGTAGTGGATGCTATCCCTGCCTAGGCCAAAGGGTCTGACTCAGCAACCTCGACACTCTTTAAGGTATCGAGAAAGTCTGATCCAAATGGCTTAACTGTGACTCCACTTAGTCTAAGGCCTTCCCACGCTAGCCAATAGACATCCGACTGCTTTTCATCATCGCGGAACGCTTTGTGAAATCCCTTTTTAGCATATAGCTCGAACGCGTACTCCAATCGAGGTGTGATCTCGATCTCGGTGACGCTGTTGTCTGCCATCGTGACTATTAACTTTGCCATGCTGTGCCCCTTTGTTTAGTTTCTTAGAATGTTCCTGTTGTGGTTACTGCTACTGTACCAGACACGTTAAATGTCAGGCTCTGCATACCGATGTCACCGACTGCACCATTGATGTCTGTGGTGTTGTTGATAAGACATGTCATTGTGTAAAGAGGGTTGCTAGCGCCGACGGCGGTTCCCTTTTCCTGTAGAAGTACGACTGACACGTTGGTTCCCCATGCAGCCTGCAATGTCGCTAGGACGTTTGCTGATGCTGTGTCATTAAGGAAGTCGATTGTGACTGAAGCAGCCTCAAGGCCTTTAACGAACTTGTGTCCGCCATCGCCCATCGCTGTAACTTCAAGCTCATCGAATGATCGGTTAAGTGTTACTGCTGTGACATGATCAGAAAGATCGACAGAATTGATCTTCACGCCGACCTTGTTATTTAGAAATACAGCCATGAGATTATTCCTCTTCTTTCTTGATAGGTGCTGGCTTAGGTGTCGCTGGTGCTACCTGCCCGATCTTGATCAGGAAGGCCTCTTGCTCTTTTTCCCACTCGGACATAATTAACTCCAACTCGTTAGGACTGAGATATTGATATTGCATGTAAGTAGATCACCTGACACGGCATTGAGTACCGCCGGGGCGGATACCTCAGTAACGTTATAGGTGTATGAAGACGCAGCCAGTAGATTAAACACTCGGACTATGTTGTCTTCAATTCCATTGAGATTGCCCTCGTTATCGAGGAGTGGCACCATGACTGAAATAGTAAAGTTAGCCATAGGTGAGATAGTTGCATGCCATCCGTTAGATGGCGAAATGTACGGGTCTGAAGGACTCAAAATAACGCTGTTAGCAATGGGCGTTGCTGGTGGGAATGAAAATACTGAGTACTTTGTATTATCGACCAGTGCTGCTGCGATACCTGCGCGGAGTGTTGATATGGCGGCCATTAGCCCACCATCGATCTCGGATCGAGATAAG